TCCAGGAAACCGTAGATGCCAAAATCATCATGGCACCGCATACCAAATATTATGCGTGTTCTGATTTGCGTGATGCAATCGCAATGCCTCTTACTGAAAAATTAGAAAGCACTGATAATGTGAAGTACGTGCAACCCCGTGCATATATCCGTTCTGAATACGGTGCCGCATTTGGCGAAGGCGTAGACACATTTACAGATCTTGAAGATATGATTGACTATGCAAAGAGACGGGCGGCAGATGTTGAATTCGTAGATGAGCGAACAGCAAAGAAAATCAAGATCAACTTGAATTATCTCATCCGTGAGGGTAAGGACATCGTGCCCGAACATTTTGAGAATGCGGGTTTATGTTCTGCTGAGTTGATCCGTTTTTGGGATACTGTCAGAGAGATTAAGTTGTTAGCGTTGGCATGTTGCAGAGATGAGGCAGATTTCCAAACCTGCATCATGGGTGACCCCGAACCGATTCAAGGTGAAGGATACGTCATGGTCAGTCGGTTCGGATATTTCAAATTAGTTAACAGACGGGCATTTTCATATGCTAATTTTCAAAATGATCGGTTTGTCGCATTTGCCAGTTAGGTCATTCGTTCGTTAATCAGACAGTCCCCCCGTTGATCGGGGGGTTGCCGCCCCGCCGTGTTGCCCCCGTTTATAAAAAAGGGCAACTTCCCTAACCTACAAAGTGTTACCCAAGGCAGCTGTGTTTTACTCTGTATATAAAAATTTTTTTCGCTATATAAAAACAATACAGGGATTTACAGGTATGCAAAAAAATTTTGGGGAAATTTTTTCGACCATAGAGATCGATACAGTAAGTGGGGAGTATTATACTGTTGTACCAGAGCAGGTCATTAATGAATTGAACTTATATGAAGAAAGTGAGATTCAATGGAACGTTGATGGTGATGAAGCTATTATCAAGGAAAAGAAATGATGAAGGAATATCACATATATTTCAAGGAACGTTGTATATTCAAGCAATTAAGTGAGAGTCAGTTTGAGATGATATGGCCATTACTTAATAGAGATTATAATTCAGAGTTAACATTTTCAGAATTTACGGAAAACCCCCACAAAGAATACGAAGAAGCTTCATATTGACAATTGCTATATACTCTAGTATAATTGACTTGTAATTACGTAACGTTATGGCTAAAGGATTTACAGTAAAGGCAAAGACTCCCTCGGTTACAAAACCTGCCGAGTGGGACTATGATAAAGCAAAGGAATTAGTAAAGGGAAAATCAGTAGTATTCTGTTTACCTGGTAGAGGAGTTTCATATAATTTTCTAAAAGCCTTTGTACAACTCTGTTTTGATCTTGTACAGAGTGGAGCAAGTATTCAGATATCACAAGATTATAGTTCAATGGTGAACTTTGCAAGATGCAAGTGTCTTGGTGCAAATGTTCTCAGAGGACCAAATCAAGTTCCATGGGACGGAAAACTTAAGTATGATTGGCAATTATGGATTGATTCTGATATTGTCTTTAATACTGAGAAGTTCTGGCAATTAATTCTAATGGAACAGGACATTGCAGGTGGATGGTATTGTACCGAAGATGGTAAGACTACCTCTGTAGCACACTGGTTAGAAGAGGATGATTTTCGTAACAACGGTGGAGTGATGAATCACGAAACTATCGAAAGTATATCCAAGCGTAAGAAACCTTTCACAGTAGACTATACAGGTTTCGGATGGCTATTAATTAAGAAAGGAGTCTTCGAGCACGAGGGAATGCCTTATCCATGGTTTGCTCCTAAGATGCAAGTTTTCGAAAGTGGCGAAGTACAAGACATGTGTGGAGAAGATGTCTCTTTCTGTCTTGATGCGAAAGACGCAGGTTTCGAAATCTGGTGCGATCCTCGTATAAGAGTCGGACATGAAAAAACAAGAGTTATATAGAATTCTTATAGACGGTAAGGAAGTATATACGGCACTTACCCAATCAGAGTATATGAGTCGTATGGAGGACTTCGCAGTTGAGTTTTATCAAACAGGTTCTCCCGATTCTTCTCGAATTAAAACTGAAATTTACACAGAAGATTAATGGCTAAAGCAAGCAGTGGTATTAGTGGTGGAGATTTTATACAATCGCCCCCGAAGAAGACTCGACAAGGAAATGGCAAACATACAAAGTATGCGGCGACCTCTCGTAACTCGGCTCGTAAGAAAAGAAGAGGTCAAGGAAAGTAAAATATTAAGAACTAGGTATAAATAAATAAAAACCTTGTTCAATGACTATCAGAAGGGTATCACGGGAATATAAAGATATTAGTTTATCCTTTATTCCTCATCCTATCACAAATGATCTAAAGGTATTAAAGAACGAAGATGCGATTCGTAGATCAGTACGTAATATAGTTCAAACTATCCCTACGGAAAAGTTTTTTAATCCTACCTTTGGTTCGGATGTTTATGATAGTCTATTTAATTTTGTTGATTTTGGTACTGCCTCTACAATTCAAGAGCAAATTGAAGTTGCATTAGATAACTTTGAGCCTAGAATTAGTGATGTAAGAGTATTGGTTAATCCACAACCAAATGATAATACTTTCGAAGTAACGGTATATTATGATATTGTTGGACAAGAGTTTCCTGCACAAGAATATGCATTCCTTTTAGAGTCAACAAGATAAAATGCCGTTTACTAAATTTACAAACCTTGATTTTGATCAAATAAAGACCTCTATCAAAGATTATCTCCGTGCTAACTCTACGTTTACGGGATTTGACTTTGAGGGGTCTAATTTTTCTGTTTTAATTGATACGTTAGCCTATAACACTTATATTACAGCATTTAACTCTAATATGATTGTTAATGAGTCTTTTTTAGATTCAGCAACTCTTCGTGAAAATGTAGTTTCATTGGCAAGAAATATTGGATATGTACCACGCTCTAGAACTGCTGCAGAAGCAAGAATATCATTTACCGCTAGTTTAGGTGCAACCGATCCAGGATCCTCTATAGCGACCTTACAGGCAGGTTTAGTATGTACTGGGAATGCAAGTGATACGTCATACATCTTTTCAATTTCTGAAAATATATCGGCACCCATTGCCAAAGTAAATGGAATCTATCAAGCATCTTTTTCTAATATTGGTATTAAAGAAGGTACATTTATAACAAAAACATTTACTGCAGATACTTCATTAGATCAAAGGTTTATATTAGATAATACAGGTATTGATACATCCACAATTAGAGTATATGTTAACTCGCCAAGTGCTGCTGATAAAAATGCATTAGGAAATGAGTATTCTTTAGTAGAAAATATCTTAAATGTAGATTCGACATCAGAAATATTCTTAATTCAAGAAATACAGGATGAAAAGTACGAATTACTCTTTGGTGATGGCCATATTGGTAAAAAATTAGAAAATGAATCAGTTATTACTGTTCAATATATCATTACTGACGGTAAAGAAGGTAATGGTATAGGAGCTGGTAATGGATTTTCCTTTTCTGGAAAAATTGTATCAATTAACCCTTACAATTCCCAATATACACCACTTACTTTAACTCTTTCACCAACAGTTGTTACTAACGAAGTTTCTAAAAATGGTTCTGGTATTGAAGAAGTTAGTTCAATCAAATATTATGCTCCTAGAGTGTACTCCTCACAGTACCGTGCAGTCACTCCTAGAGACTATGAAGCGATAGTTAAGCAAATATACCCTGATACTGAATCTGTCGCCGTTGTAGGGGGTGAGGAGATGGATCCACCAGAGTTTGGAAACGTTTATATTAGTATAAAACCTAAAAATGGATCTTTTGTTTCAGATTTTAACAAATCTCTTATTTTATCTAAATTAAAGCAGTACACTGTATCTGGAATAAATCAAAAAATAACAGATCTTAAGATGCTATATGTGGAACTTGATTCTGCTGTTTATTTTGATAATACAAAGATATCGACTCCAGCTGCATTAAAGACAAGTGTAGTAAATTCTCTTACTACATATGCCAATTCAGTTGATTTAAATCAATTTGGTGGAAGATTTAAGTATAGTAAAGTTCAACAGGTTATTGATAATACAGATACTGCTATAACCTCTAATATTACAAGAGTAAAAATTAGAAGAGACCTAAAAGCAGCTCTAAATCAATTTGCCCAATATGAATTATGTTATGGAAATCAATTCCATGTTAATGAATCAGGATTTAATATTAAATCTACAGGATTTAAGATTTCTGGTACTACAAAAACAGTTTATATAACTGATATTCCTAATGCAGACTTAAAAACAGGAGTAATTTCTATTATAGATGTATTAGATGATGGTACATATAATGTTGTTGCTAAATCTGCAGGAACTGTGGATTATATTAAAGGAGAAATATTATTGAATACAATAAATATCACTTCAACTCTTAATACTTCAGGTATTATTGAAATACAAGCAATTCCTGAATCAAATGATGTTGTAGGGTTAAGAGAATTGTATATTAATTTAAGTCTTTCTAAAAGTAAAATAAATATGGTGAGGGATGTTATTAGTTCTGGTGATGAAGTAACAGGCACCACCTTTATTAAAGATTTCTATACATCTAGTTATTCCAACGGACAATTAAAACGACAGTAATATGATACAGACTGGTTTTGAATCTAAAGTTAAGATTCAGGAAATAATTGACAATCAATTACCTGAGTTTGTTTTAAGTGAATCTCCGAATACGGTAGATTTTTTAAAACAATATTATATTTCTCAAGAATATCAGGGTGGCCCTGTTGATATTACAGATAATTTAGATCAATATTTAAAATTAGATAATTTAACACCTAATGTAGTAGTTGATTCTACTACATTGAGTTCCGATATTAGTAGTGAAGATAAAACTATTGAAGTTTCTACTACTAAGGGATTTCCTAAAGAGTATGGACTACTCAAGATTGGTAGTGAGATTATTACATATACTGGCCTGACTACAAATACCTTTACTGGATGTGTTAGGGGATTTTGTGGTATTACTAGTTATCATCAAGAATTAAATAAAGGAGAATTAGTTTTTAGTGATACTACAGCAGAATCACATAAAGTAGATGAATTAATACAG